ATAGGAGAACTGGTTACCATCTCTGGGGGGTTTTGGTATTATATTTTTTTCACCGAAAGTTTTATATAATACTCTTCTTTTTTATATAATATGATAGAATTTACTGATGATTTATGTGTTGAGGATGTAACTAAGGTTCAGGCAATTGGTAAGGATGTTAATGGTAATTATCGTTACATGATTTATATAACTAAGTCTGCTTCTTCTTTGTGTCTTAAGAAGGGTGACAAGGTATTGTATCGTTTACAGAAGTTGAATACTGGTGGTCCTGTACTTGTTCGTAATCCTGCTCCTTTTGGTCGTGCTGTTGTAAATAAAATCGAATTAACCGAACCTAGTGATGGGACTGATGTTCAGGACTCTCCGTCTGCCGTTCAGTCTGACATAAAGGTTTGTGAATTTGATGAATCTGATGCGTTAGTTCAGGAATCTGTTTTTGTTCCTACTAAGGAATTACTGGAATCTACTAATTATAACTCTAACATTCAGGAACGGGATTTTCTTGCCCAATATAACCGGTTCAAGGAAACTAACAGTAAATCTATGTGTGGTTACTTAAGGTCACAGGCTGAAGACAATTTTGGTAAGGATAGGGTAGCGGAGTTGTTGGATGGTGAAGGGTCCTAAGTATCCTCAACCTCACAGTGTCAGATTACCGGTATATAATACTCTAATTCCCGAGCATGAGATTGAAAAGGAGCATAGGAGATTAAAGATGTCAAGAGACCTTAGTGTTATCATACTAGAATGTATAGATAACAATGGCCATTATCAATTCGAGGTGTTCGATGAACATTATTGTCCGTTCAAGTCCAGTGACCGGTGTCCTTATTCAAATAACAGGAGGGTATTCACTCGGGTGACTTATAGTTATAATATGATATTTTACAACGAATGTACGTTTAAGGTGGGTGAGAAAGAATGAAACTGTTAGATAGACTATTTAACGAGTTAGTATATTACAATGCGTTCAGGAAATGTACAGATAATGACGGCAAGTATCAGATTGAACTTGATGGTGATATTTCCGCATGTAACCTTCGTTATCCTGGGCATTGTCCACATCTTTTAGGCATTCATGAAGAATTAAAAGATATGGGATTTGAATTTTATGGTTGTGGGTATCAGAAGACAAGGAACGTTTAATAATCATTGAAGAAAGTAAGGTGAGAGTAGTTTCGGTGACGGCTAACGTGGTTTCGTATTTAAATGTTCTCTCTTACCATTTACATCTCTTCCACATTTGAGCCTTACCTTCAATATATAAAAAATGAGTGTTTGAATAGATGAAATATAATCAATTACCTCCTTTCACTCAACAGGAGTTGGCAAGGATAACAAAGGACCCTTACAATTTTCTTAATTGTATGCAGAATCCCAGTTATTTTTCTCATCATGTGTTAGGAATCACTCCTTACAGATACCAGCATTTAATTCTTAGAAGGTTTAGGGATAAGAGAGAGCGGGAATTAAGAAATGATAGAATGATTATTTGTAAATCCCGTCAGATTGGGATTTCTATCTGTCTAGCCATACTTGCTATTTGGTATGCTGCATATAATAAAGCTAATGATGGTATGGGAACAAGTATTCATCACAATACTAAGGTTGGAATAATAAGTAGGAGTGACGACCAAGCTAAGAAACTTATGAAGGAAATACAGAATATGGTATGGAACTCTAAGTTTGATTTTTCTCAGTTAGTTAAATCTAATAGGCAAAGTCCACTTAACAAGAAGGAGATACATTTTTCTAATGGATTAATTAAATGTTTTCCTCCGACAGATGCAAGTAGGGGAGAATCGTTTGACTTATTGATAGTTGACGAGGCTGCATTTGTTGATGGCGAGGTATTCAAGGATGCAATGGAACCCACTGTTTCTGCTGTTGATGGGAAGATTATTTTAAGTTCAACTCCGAAGGGTCAATCTGGCTTTTATTTTGAGTTGTTTGACCCATACGATATAAAAAAGAATCATGAGTATGAAAGGTTTTGGTTTCATTGGAAAATGTGTGAGAACGAGGCACAGAAACGTATCATCAAAGAGAAGTTCATTAATGCTAAGGCTGAGGGCAACATAAAATCTTTTGACCAGGAATATAATGCCTTGTTTACTGTTGACGAAGAATCTTTTTTTGAAGATGCCGATGTCCAGGCTGGCATTGATAAAAGTTCAACCCCTTTATTTGAGTTTAAGGAACATCCTTGTACTGTTGGTATTGATTATGGTATAAGTAGGAGTGCCACCTGTATAACTATAACTACTAAGATAAAGAATTGTATCAAACTTATTTATCAGTATGCTCGGGTTGGTTTAGATGACAATCTTCTCATGGACAATTCTTGGGAACATTCAATACCCAATTTATTAAAAAGATATAATGTAGTCCACATTGTTGTTGACGATTGTGCTCAGGGGAATACTGTCAATAGATGGTTAGAAAATGAAGGTTATCCAGTTATTAGGTTCAATTTTCGTAGTGACACTGCTAGGGGAGAACGTAATAGGGGATATTATCGTTTCCGGTCAGAACTTAAACAGGGCAGGTTACGTTATCCAGAATTGAGAACTTTACTTGCCGAGATGAAATGTTTACAGGAAGTAAGGATGGAACAGCACATGAAAATCAAAGCACCAAATAGTTATAAAGATGATAGAATAGATTCTTTTATGATGTCCTGCTGGCCATTTCTTAACAATGAAGGAAAATTTACTAGTGCTGTTGTTGATTATGATGAAGCGATGAAATCTATAAATAAAAACAGAACGTTACATGATGGTAGGTTTGACGAAAAGTGGGACAATTATATTAATGAACATAATGATTACAACTTTATGCTGAAATAAAAAAAACTATGAAAGGTGATAAAAAATGGAATCTATGAAACCAGAAACAATGAAAGTTGCTACTGATGAAGCAGTACCAATGACAACTAAAGAAGATTTGATTGAAGAACTTCGATTAAAGAAAGACCAGTTGAAAGATAAAAGGGCAAGACTTGACGGTGGGTTCAGTCCAATTCTTAGAAGGGATTACATGCCAATTGACAAAGAAATTGAACGGATAGAAAAAATAATTCGTATGCGTACAATTGAAATTCAGTATGATGTACCGCTTCAACCGAAATATGCCCATGAACAAAATGACGAATGGCGAGGATTAAGAAAGGGTTTTCTTACTGAAGAGATGGATGACATGAAAAAGGGATTAGACAATTTAAAGACACAAAGGGAAAAAATTTTTGAAGAAATTAAACAACTAGAGTTAAGGACACAAGTTATCAAGAAAGTTCTTGAAGAAACAAATATTCCTAGTGAAAAACCTATTAAACCAGTGAAGGAAGAAGTTACAGAGGAACCAAAAGAAGTAGTTGAAGAACCACAAGAGGAACAATGAAATTTTTTAAGGACAAGAACACTTCTTGGGAAGAATTTATCAAAGGTAAGAAAACAGTTCGGAATTTTTCCGAACCTTTCCTTTGCAAATTCACTAAGGACCAGATGGGATTTATTCAGGAACAAACAGAGATTTACGGGTCAAAATCGGCAGTAATTAGACTAGCTTTGAAACATTTCAGGGAACATATACAAAAGAAAGACAATTAAAATACCCAACCTTCTATTTTAAAGTATTATATTTATATTATAGGTTTGATTATCTACTTCTAAACACACAACTTTCATATCCGTTCCGTTAGCTAACGAACATATAACATGGAATTAGTTTTACTTGAAGAGAGGAGTAGTAAGGGGATTGTAAAAGATTACTTTACTAAGGTGGAAAATTTTCGTGATTATCGTGACCCACCATATATTTATAAAACCTTAATGGATATGGCTAAAGCCGACCCAATTCTGTTCAGTGCAATCAGTTTAACTGTTGATTTAGCAACATATAAAGGATTTTCTTTCTTAGGAAAAAATAAAAGGGAAGTTGAACGGGCAGAGAAGATGTTCAATGATGAACTTGACTTTGACCAAGTTATTGATAATATTATCTGGCAGTTGCTTGTTTATGGTGATTCTTATTTGGAAGTTAGATGGAACGAATCGAAATCTAAAGTAATCGAACTTCATCCTCTCGAAACTACCCAGATGGTACTTAATTATACTGAGAATGGCGAAATTCTTGGTTTTGCACAGAAAGTTGATGGTAGAACTTCAGATTATTGGCCGAGATTTACTCCTGACGAAATAGTTTATTTCCGGCAATATTGGATTGGTTCTCAGGTATATTCTCATGCACCATTTCAATCTATTGGAAGAAGTTATGCAACAAAAGTTTATGCTAACGATTATTTACAAAGTATATTTAGAAACTTACCTCCAAAACTAATATATTTCTTAAAGAATGCTAATGATAAACAGAGACAACTATTTACAGAAAACTTAATTCGTGCAAAAACTAATCCTAACATGGACATTATTGCTCAGGGAGAAGCATTCGATACAAAATTAATGGAAGTTTCTTTTGATGGAGGATTAGTAAAAGTTCTTGAATATCTCCGTAAAGAAATTTTAATGATAACTCGTGTTCCACCACATTGGGTAGGAATAATGGATGGTGCTAATAGGGGTATTGGTGAAAACGTAGTTATTCCGTATGAAACTAAGATTAAAAAAGTTCAGCAGAAGATAGCTAGTCAGATTAATAAAGAACTATTACCTCGTCTTGGTTTTTCTAACATTGAATTTAAGTGGAATGCTATAAGTCTTCTTGATGAGAAAGAAGTAATAGCTAATATGGGACAATTATCTGCAATGCGGTTTGATTCTGATACCATCATGGATTATGGTAGGGAAAGAGGATTAAACATTTCTGAAGAAGCAGAAATTGAAGAAGTACAAATTCCAATGGGTGGTGGTAACGGACCTCAAATACAAAATGATTCTGCTCCAAGTAGGCAACGAAAAGGTAAATCTGATACTATGAATAATAATTTAGATTCAAAGGGTGTAAGTTCTGATGGTAAAGAAAAACTTGAAACTAAGAAGGTGGCAGTATGAAAAAAGACAAAAAAATAGATTTAGTTGAACTTGCTAATAAATTGGGTATTAAAGAAGAAAATTTCAGGCATGGGATGAAAGAGAATCCTAAAGCACTTGAGGCATCAATCTTGAATGTATCAAAATTCATGGGGTTGATTGAATAAAATGCCGTTCAAATCAGAATCACAACGTAAATTTTTGTATGCTAAAAAGCCAAAGATAGCTAAAGAATTTGCATCAAAGACATCAAAAGGTAAACATTTACCAGAGAAGGTAAAAAAGAAAAAATGAAACATACATTTTATTTACCAAAACTTGAAACCCGTACAAAAGAAATAAATGGTATTCCTAATTATATAGTAAAAGGATATGCAACCATTCCAAACCACGTTTATCCTTACAAAAAAACAAGTAATAGAACATTCAAGGAATACTTCTCAAATAAAGCATTAGACAATATTAAAAAGAAGATTAAATCTGAGAAGGTTTTTGTTGATGCTGAACATGTTAATGCCACCACACATTCTGCCGATTTATTTTTACAAAAATTGAGAGAAAAAACAGGTCAAGGATTTGATGAAGAATTAGATTATATTAAAAATAGGTTAAAGTTTTCTGATATGCCAATGTTTAAGGTAGAAGACATATCTATTGATGACAATGGTATGTTTATTGAAATAAAAGGTAATCCTTTCTATAGAAATATTGATGATGACCATAAGAACTATTTTGATTCTGTTTGGGGTTCACTTGAAACAGGATTTATCAATGGAATGAGTTTAAATTTCAAACCCACATCTACAATAAAGATTAATGATGAACTTACACAAATTGACGATATTGATTTGTACGGAATTTCTCTTACTGGAAGTCCTGCAAATAATATGGCTACTATAACTGAAGTAGCGATGAGAAGTGTTGAATATGTTAGAGGTGAAGAGAAAAAATGTCTGAAGAAATCAAGTCAACTGAAAAAAATGATGCTGTAAGTATGGATGAGCATAACAAGATTATTGGTGCACATAATACTGTCAAGGCAGAAAATGAAGAGTTGAAAAAGAAATTAGTAGAATTTGAGAATAAGAACAAGGTTGCTGAAGAAAAAAACGAATGGCAAAAAGTTCTTGCTGAACAGAAAAAGGAAATGGAAGAGTTAAAGAAAATGGTAACTGAAAAACAGGGGGAGACGAAAGTGGCAAAAGGAATTGTTCAAGGTGTTCAACAAACACAGAATATAATACCTCCAAAAGAGGAGATTATTAAATCAATCAATCAAGCAATCCCAACTGATAGTATTAAGGATGTAAGTAATTTAAGTCCAATTCAAAGGTATGGATATTATAAGGCTCCAACAAAAGGATTTACCAACCAAATATTAGGTAGGGCATTAAGTTTAGATGCTAGTAGGCAAAGAACAGGTCAGGGAGAAAATGTTAGCAACTATGCTAGAGCTTCTCCGATGGACACGGTTGTTTATGCTCATAAAAACGTATTAGGATAGAGGTGAAAAAAAAATGATAGACCCATTAATGGAAGTAAGAACTTCTCTTACTACAACGACTAACGTCACGGGTGGATTAGGCTCAGCAAATTGGGGTGGAGTTGAAATCCAAAAAAAGGTTGAACAGTTAATTACTGATTCAATCAACAGAGGGGTAGATTTGACTCCTTTAGTAACAAGAAAACCTATGAGTCAATTAACATTTTTCTGGAATGTTAGAAGCGATTTAGGTTCAACAAGTAAAGCTGCATTTTATGCTGATGGTGGTTCTGGAACTCCATATCCAAGCACAAAGTACCAGTTATACGCTGTAGCTAAATCTTTAAGAGCAGATTATGAAGTTACCGGATTAATGCTTGCTGGTTCAAGCAGTTATTACGATGCTTTAGCTGACGAAGCTGCAACTGCACTTGACGAATTAAAACTTGCTCAAGAAAAGGCAATGGTTTGTGGTACAGATACTAATGCTTACGGATTGGCTAGTGCTTATTTAGGTTTGCTTCAGTTGATGAGATGGAACGGAAGTAACGGTGGTGCTACTGAAGGTACTGCTGCTAATGATATGGCTGACACAACTACAATCTTTGGAACTGCAAGAGCTGATGCTGCTACTGCAAGATTCTTAGATGTATCTTATGTACTTGCTGGTACTGTTGGAACTGCAACTGGTGTTTTAGAATTGAAACATTTAGACGGTGCAATTGTTCAGGGTAATAAGAAAGGTGCTAAGGACCATGCTAGAGTATTCTTCTGTTCAGAGGAAAGGGTAAACGAAATCAATCAATTACTACAACCTCAACAAAGGTTTGCTGGAACTTTAAACCTTGAAGGTGGATTTTCCATTATGACATATAAAAACATTCCAATTGTTGGAAGTAGATATATGGACAAGAATGGTGCTACTAACACTACTTCATGGGACAGTTCAACTGATGCAGACAATTCAATGTACTTACTTGACCTTGATGAGATTGAGTTCAGAGTACTTGACGGTGTAGATGCTCAGCACGTTTTAGTTAGTGGAGAAGTTAGTGGTTCTGCTGGTTACAATAGAGCTGATGCACAGGGTGGATATTTCAAAACCTATGGAGTATTTGTGATGAGAGCATTCAATCCACAAGTACACATTTGTAACTTAACTGCACCAGCTTAGGCTTTTGTAGTTTTTTTATTTTTTTTATTAATTTAAAAAAACAATAATGGAGGGAAAATAAAATGGCTTTTAGTGTATCTGTTGCCGATAGAATCAGTTTCGGTAATCTAAAATTGTTGATACTTAATGTTACTGATGCACAAAGTGGTGGAAGCACCCATACTTTAGGTTGGCAAACAGTTCATGGAGTAAAGGCTATAAATAATACTGATAGTTCAGACACATTTAAAGAATCCGTTGGAGCCGATTCAAGTGCTTCAACAAGAAATCAAATAACATTCACACCAGTATCAAATGATGATGATGGTCATGCTTGGGTGTTTGGGAGGTAGAAAATGGCTTGGGGAACTACAAAAAAAATATTTGGAGTTTGTGGAAATTTCAAATTTGAGTTTGTTAATTTAACTAATGTTAAGGCAACACAAAGTTTAATTAAACCAGTTAGAATGAACAGGATTCATTTTGTTTCTACTACAAACCTTACTGATAATACCGACCATCTTGCAGGTCAAACACTTAATTGGAGTGGTACTGCTGATACAAATGTCACTAATGAAATTAAAGATACAAGTGAAACTTTTGACCCAGAAATTGATGGTGCACAGGCACACAACACTACTGATAATCGAACAGCTTTTGTTACATACAAAGATGCTGATGAACTTTATTGTCATAAAGGTGGATTAGCTGATGCAGTTTACGATTTATGTCCTGACGGAAACGAAGTTTATTCAATAACTTCTGAAAGGATTGTTGAAGTAACTGCACAGACTGCTGATGATAGTGGGACATTATTAATTATAGGGGGTTAAAAGACGATGGGAACTTTTTCATACACAAAAAAAAGAAAATTAAGTATGGGTAACAGGGTTGCATACCAATATAGTTTAGCTAATGTTCAAACTACTGGTAGTAAATTATATACTCCTTTTAAGAAGATTACTGGCTATTTAATCGAGACAACATCTCCGGCCACTTCTTGTATCACTGTTGCTACAAATGCAGAATCTCAAGGACATGGAATAACTTCTTATCTTCAATTTGCTGTTGATGCTGAAGCTCAAGGACATATAATTGTAGTGGGGTTATTATAAAATGCCAAAAGTAAAATTGATTGGAAGTCCACAGACACAGTGGAACATTGGTAATGGTTTTCTTCCAGGGGGAACAATTTTAGAACTTACTGAAGAACAAGTTGAAAATCATAGTGATGTAATTTTAGAGATTATTAATAATGAAAAAATTAATACAGTTGAAAAGAAACCAATGACAGAGAAGGAATTATTTGAGTTAAGTAAAGATGAACAAGTAACATTATTGAAAGAATTGGGAATTGAAAAAATTCCAAAGTTAGAAGGTGGAAGAGTTAAGGCTTTACTAAAAGCTCAAGAAGGGGAAGTAAGGGGTGAATAGGATGAAAAAACTAATATTTCTAATTTTAATGATGTTTAGTATTGCTGCAATGGCAATGGGTGCAACGGTAGTTAATCTTGACCCACAGGGTATATTAGCTAATGTGAGTTATCAATCAAGTCAATCAGTAACACCTAACATCAATGTAACAGGTAACAGTTCAACTTGGAACTGTAAACTTTACACTAACGAAAATGGTGCAAGTGGTATTGGTACTTGGCAACAAGTTCAGACAGATAGTGGTTTATCTAACAATACTAATACTAACTTTTCAACTCGTTCAAGTGTAGCTGAAATTAGTGGTACTGGATATTGTTGGGACGTTTTCTGTAATTCTACTAATGACCCAAATGGTGCTTGGGGTGCGGGAAGTAATACAAGTCATTGTGGTGCTGCAAGTGGAACTGCTTATAATTATTCTGTTGATGTAACTGACCCAAGTGTAACCATTAATAATCCTTCTAACGGTGAATGGTTTACTGCTGGGACGAGTGGAATAATCAATCTAACTGTTGTTGATAATAATGTTGCTCAATGTGTATTAGGAACAAACTTAAATGCTTCAACGAACAATACTGGTGGTTATGTTTCTTCTGCAAATACTGTAACTTATGCAAATAATACTGCATTCAATTTTAGTATTGCAAACGGGTTACATAACTGGGCAGATAATAATACTGGTGCATACCTTTGGACCTACACTTGTAATGATAGTGCTGGAAATTCTGCTGCTCTTGGAAGTAACTATACTTTCTATGTTGACAGTGTTGCTCCTACTGCATTTATCTTTAACACTTCATTGTGGAAAACAGATAACAGATTACTTTGGAATGCGACAACAGCAACAGATTACACACCTCAAATTGGGTGGAATGCTACTGTTGAACTTAACTTTAGTAGATATGAAGTTTGTTATTACAACGACAGTTATGCCGATACAAGTCCTGACTGTGTAAATGTTACTACAAGAACAACTTTATCAACTAACATAAGTACTTTATCTGCTGACGAAGATTACTTAATTTTAGTAACTGCTTTTGACGTTGCT